TGCCATCTTTTGATCTTGCCAGTGCTGCCACCACTGCTTCTAACACAGTTAATAAAGTTTTATCGGATACAGGTGTTGCTAAAGGTCTTTCAGCTGCCAGTAATAGTATCACCAGTGCTGCAAATGCTATTAAATCAGGATTAAGCGTCAACATAAGTAACATCACTTCTAGTTTGCCAGGGGTTGCCGAATTAGAAAACGCCATACAACAAGCTAAAAGTAACATAAACAAGTTAGGTAATCTTACTGAAAACGCTACCAAGGCCCAGACGCAAGTGGCGTTAGAAGCTAAACCGCCGTTTCCTAACATACTTCATCAATATGCCAGTTACAATTATATTTTCACATTAAGTGTATTAGATGATGCCAGTTTAAATTTTCCAAATGAGACTTATCGTAAAGGTCTATTAGGCCCAATAATTTTAAAAAGCGGCAACGGCAACCCTTCAGACAGGGTACCTACCGCAAACAAAACAAAATCAAACCCTGACGGCAGTTTTGATTTTTATATTGAAGATGTACAGATCAATAGTTCCGTAGGTTTTGATCAAAGTACTGGTAATACCAATGCCACGGGCCTTAAATTTAAATTGATCGAACCTTACAGTATGGGAATGTTTTTTCAAACATTACAAGTTGCTGCAAAAAATGTGGGTCATGTGAATTATTTGGAAATGCCCCTGTTACTAAGTATGGAATTCAAAGGACATATTGATGCCGATTTACAAAACGTACAAATAGATAAAACAACAAAATATTTTCCTATTAAACTTTATAAATTTTCCATGAGAGCCACAGGCAAAGGTGCCGAGTATGACATTTCTGCATACCCAGTTAACGAAAAAGCCTATAGTAAAGTATATTCTGAATTAAAAACAGATGTGTCGATAACAGGAAAAAATGTGGGAGAAATGTTACAAACTGGAGAGAAAAGTTTACAAGCAGTTTTGAATACACGTTTAAATGAAGCAGTCAAACGTAAAGATGTTGTTGTGGCTGATCAAATATTAATTAGTTTTCCTAAAGATTTAAAAACAGGTGATGCTAATCCTCCCAGTAATGATTCTACTTCTAGTGCTGGTGCAACCATAAACCCTAATAGTTCATCTGGTGGGGACATGAACTTGTTTAAAAAACTAGGAGTCACCACCAGCAGCATTAACAAAACACAAGTACAAGATGAATCTGAAATGAATGATGTTGGTAAAAGTACAATGGGATTCAACTTGTATAATAAAGGTGCTACTCCGTTTGCTAAAGATAATCTTGCCTACGATGAAAAATCTGGAACTTACAAGCGTGGCGCTATTTCTATCAATCCTGAATCTAGTGAATTTAAATTTACCCAAGGCAGCGATGTTGTTAACGCTATCAATCAAGTGATCTTGATGAGCGAATACGGAAGAACCGCTCTAAGTCAAATAACTCCTGAAGGTACAGTACAGTGGTGGAGAGTTGAAACACACTTGTACTATATTCCTTCAGATGAAAATATTAAAAAAACAGGGGTTAAGCCTAAATTAATTGTTTATAGAATTGTTCCTTACGATGCTTCTGCCAGCGCATTTTTACCTCCGAACACTCCAAACCCTGGAACAGAAAAAGCCAAAGAACAAGTTATTAAAGAATACAATTATATCTATACAGGCAAAAATTTAGATGTAATGGATTTTGATATAGAATTTAATGCCAGCTTTTTTACACAGATGAGCGCCGACGCCGGCAAGAATAGCGGAGATAAAGAGCAAAAAGCAAATGCTGGCTCTGGAGTAGAAGGCGATCCAGATAATAAAACACCAGACGGTGAAAAACCTAAAGAAGGACAAATTCCCACTACTGTATTAAAAGACGGAATTATGACCATGACTGGCGGCAAAGGAGGTGGCGGCCTTGACGATAATGCCAGTATTGCCGCTAGACAATTCCACGACAGCATTACTAGCAATACTAGCATGATCAATTTGAATTTAACAATTCTAGGAGATCCTTATTTCCTAGGAGACAGTGGTATGGGCAACTATAGCGCAGTGGCTACAGATAATAAATTTATCAATGCTGACGGAGCAATGAATTATCAAAGCGGCAGAGTATTAATTACTGTTAATTTTAGAACTCCAATTGATATTAACCTAGAAGATGGTGTGTATGATTTTAGTACAACCGCTGGAGTTCCACAGTTTAGTGGACTTTATCTTGTCACGCTTGTTACGTCTAATTTTAGGAGAGGTAAATTTACACAAACTTTAAAATTAAGTAGATTACCAGGTCAAGAAGTTAAGAGCACTAAGCCTCCACAGACAGCTTCAGCGCCTACAGAAAATGAATATGCTGCAGAAGACGATGAAGCTACTCAGGCAAGAATAACAGAGTGGGCTGCAGAAGGACCACAAACAGCTCCACTGACAGATGATCAAATATCAGCTAACAACGCAGCCCTAGGCGATTTCGCAGGATAACAAATGGCAGAAGATACACGACAACCCACAGGCAGTGCTGAACAAAAGCCGGGCCCATTCTTAGCAAAAGTTATCAGTCACTTGGATCCTACCTACATGGGTACGCTACAGGTACAGCTATTAAGAGAAGTAGGTAATGACGAAGCTAAAGAAGGCCAGCTACACCAAGTAAAATATCTAACACCGTTTGGCGGACAAACTAATGTAGAGTTTATCACGGAAGAAGATGACTATAATGCCACGCAAAAAAGTTACGGCATGTGGTTCATTCCTCCTGATGTTGGTACTATTGTCATGGTTATCTTTATTGATGGTGATCCACGTAAAGGTTATTGGATAGGATGTGTACCTGATGAAAATATGAATTTTCAAGTTCCTGGACATGCTGCCACAAAATATAATATAGACGGTACATATGAACGTGTGCCCGTTGCTGAATATAATAAAAAAGCAAGAGAAGCAGCCACAGATCCTACTAAAATTCTTAAACCTGCCAGCCCACTGCAGGATATCTTAGACGAACAAGGCCTGATAGAAGACGATATTAGGGGTATCACAACCAGCAGTGCCAGGAGAGAGATACCCAGTATGGTATTTGGCATCAGCACTCCTGGCCCAATTGATAAACGAAGCGGCGCTCCTAAAGGCAAGTTTGGTAAAGACGAGCACAAGATTGCCGCCGGATTTATCAGCAGACTGGGCGGCAGCAGTGTGGTTATGGATGATGGAGATGATAAATTCCTTCGTCGTACTACTGCTAGTGACGGTCCTCCTGACTATGCCGCCGTTGAACAAGACGAAGATGATGGGCTTCCAGAAATTCCACACAATGAATTAATACGATTTAGAACTAGAACTGGCCATCAAATTTTGATGCACAACAGCGAAGACTTAATTTACATAGGTAACGCCCGCGGCACAACCTGGATAGAAATGTCTAGCGATGGTAAAATTGATATTTTTGCCGAAGACAGTATAAGCATACGTACTAAACAAGATTTTAATTTTTACGCTGATAGAGATTTTAACATAGAAGTTGGTAGAAATTTTAATTTAAAAGTAGGCGCCCGCCATCAAACAGAAATTGGCACAGACAAAATTCTAATTGTTGATTCTAACAATTTTATACAAGTTGGCGGCACACACGATGAAACCGTTGCGGATCAAACCAATATCACAGTTGGTGGCGGATTTGACCTTAACACCAGCGGCGCAAACAAATTAACATCTGGCGGAAATATGGAAATTGCCGCTGCCAACACTACAATTTCCGGTGGCAATATTAATCTAAACGGCCCAGCTGCAGCTAGTGCAGTCGCTGCTACAGCCCCTGAACCATTGACTACTTTTGCTAATCCAGACGAAACTGAAAGTACAACAGACAGTATTATGTTACGTATTCCAAGCCACGAACCTTGGCCACATCACGAAAATTTAGATCCTGCTAGTTTTAAACCTGACTTGACTGATAGGGAAGCAGGCAGTGATATTCCTGTACCGGAGTATTGGAAAAAATATTCTACAATAACCGACACATTCTCCAAGGAAATGCCACCCGAGAACGAGGAGTAAATACTACTATGACAGCCAATCAGAAATTATTTAACAAGGTAGTACTAAAAGGCCCTGCCGGCAGAGCAACTGTGCCTGGATCTAAAACCTACAAAGGTTTTAGCAGTGTCAGCGGCGACAGCAAGAGCTATAGCCTGTATGATCTAGCCTTAATTAAACAAGATATTATCAATCACTTTCATATTCGTCAAGGCGAACGATTGGAAAATCCTACGTTCGGCACTATCATATGGGATGTATTATTTGAACCGTTGACGGAAGAT